GTCTACTATTACTTCTAAAGCATACGCTGCTATGAAAGCAGGGTTTCCTAAAAAGAAAAAAAAGAAATAGATTGACAAAAAGGCGATAACCAATTATCTTTGAAGACTACTTCAAGGGACTGGTATTAGGGTAACCCTATTAGGGTTCCTTAACAAGAAAATAAATAGGAGGATATATGAATTTTTTATTAGGATTAGGATTTGGGTTTGGGCTTCGTTATGCGTGGTGTAAGTATAAAGACAAGTGTGATTGCAAAGAATACTCAAACATAATGAAGTTAAAAAAGAAATTAAATAAAATAAAGAAGAGTAAAAAAAATGCCTAAATTAAATATGATTGCAAATATCATTGATAAAGTAGCTGGTCATGTAGACAAGTTTACTTTAGATAAAGAAGAGAAAGCACAATTAATACAAGAGATAAACAAAGCTCAGATAGAAGTCAACAAGATAGAATCTGGTTCTTCCAGTCTATTCAAGAGTGGTTGGCGTCCGTTTACAGGTTGGGTTTGTTCGGTAGCTTTATGTTATCACTTCGTATTGCAACCCTTCTTAATGTTTGTACTCTTGTCTATTGGGAAACCTATGGAACTCCCAGTATTCGATATGAGCACACTAACGACAGTACTTTTTGGAATGTTAGGTCTTGGGGGGATGCGTTCTCTGGAAAAAGTAAAGAGGTCAGCTTAGTGGTAAATCAACAACAAGTTAAAGAACTAATTTTTGAAGTATGTAGCAAGCTAGGAGAAAGATACTCTTCTGACGCTGCAGTTGAATTAGTATATAACACAGGATTGGTGGAAAGTAGATATGAATATATTAAACAAATTGGTCCAGGACCTGCTAAAAGTTTTTGGCAAGTTGAGCCAGAAACAGCCGTTGATAATTGTAAAAACTTTATTGCAAACCGCCCTGAGCTGGTTGAAAAAGTTGCTTCAATTCTTAACATTGACCCTAGTAATATTACTGAGCCTGACCCTATATTTTGGGATTGGATGCTTCATAGTAATAACGCTGCTGGTATTTTACATTGTAGAATTAAGTATTGGAGGATTCAAGAACCTATACAACCAGGCGTTGATGGACTAGCTTATTACTGGAAAAAATATTATAACACAGAGCAAGGTGCTGGAACAGAACAACACTTTAAAGATATAGTTAGTAAACATAGTAACTAATATGGCAAAGCAATCATTTAATATAAAAAGGTTTGATGCAGGTCTGAACAATAAAGACTCTCAAAAAGATTTAACAGATGGGTTTTTAGCAGAAGCTACTAATGTTAATGTAGGACACCTAGGTAAGATAATTACCACTGGAAAGCTTGCCAACCTTGGTAGTTCATATACCTTAACAGATGATGGTGACGCTGCAATACAACCAGGATATGGATTGTTTAAGTTTAGTAGTGACATCACACCAGGTGGTGGAGCCGCAGCTGCAGAATATCTAGCTTATACATCTCCAAAGGGAGAAGTGTTCTTAGGCACTAGTGCTACATTTGGTAGTGCAGCAGTATTTGATTCTGCTACTTTATTAGCTTCAGGTAGTGCAACAGACGCACAACCAGTATATTATTATGCTGATGGTGGATTACGCATAGCAGATTCAGACTTTGGTAATACAGGAAACGAACAGATAGTATTAGCTAGGATTGAAAGAACTAATGATGTACACCCAGATGTTTATGCGGCGGCAGTAACAGACCAAATGAAATTTTATAATGGAGGATTTGTAGCACCAGCTGCTGCAGACTTTACCCTAAACTCTGGAGCATTACACGCACCAGTAGACCCTTCTTCTAATGTAGAAGATGGAGTAGACCCTGATTCTAAAGATTTTAGAATTGAAATGAGCTCTAGTAGTTCTAAGACAGACGGACTATGGCCAGAAGGAAGCTATGCTATTGGAGTTAGTTATGTATATTTTGGTGGACAAGAATCACTATTAACTAATATCTCATCTCCCATTGCTATTGCAGATGCTCAGTATTTTATAGCTAGTATGACTATTGCAGATGATGCCTTAAACTCTTTCTTACAGGGGATGAGAATATATGTAAAGAATTTTAATAATCCAGAAGATGAATATAGATTGTTACTTGATGTTAACTTTGAGTTAGGTTCTAGAGTGTCATTAGCGGATGAATATGATGTCTTTATAAACAAATCAGGGTATGTGGTAACCAATGACACCAATAACAGCGATAGTGATGCTAGAGCCTATGCTATCAAATCACCTGCACTGGATACTTATTCTACTATTAATGGATTTCTACCAGAAGAAAAAGCAATTACATTTAATGGAGCTGAAGCATTTTCATATAAGACAGCTACTGTTGCTAATCAAAGAGCATTTGTAGGCAATGTATTGTATGTGAATGACGAAGGAGTTCCAAAAGAAATGGGAGATAGAATACAATATACTCCTGTTAGAAAGTATGATACGTTTCCACAGACATACTACTTAGATGTAGGAACAAACGATGGTGACGCTATTGTTAAAATTATAGAGTTTGGAGATAGACTCTTTGTATACAAAAAAAATAAATTATTTATTATTAACATTGCATCTGGTTCTGATGCTGGTTGGTATGTAGAGGGAGAGTTTGAAAACAGAGGTATCAGTCACCCTGCTGCTGTGGCTAAATCAGACTTAGGATTAGTTTGGGTAAACGAAAATGGAATGTTTAGTTTTTCAGACACTGTGAACAAACTAAGCGGTGCTATAGATGAAGATAAGTGGGCAACTAATATAGTTGCTACAAGCTGTTCTGTTGGATTTATACCAAAAACAAATCAAATATTAGTTATAGGAGATTCTACTTCTACTGTTGATAAGGGATATATATATGATGTTGCAACAAAGTCTTTTGTTAATATAGATATTGCTAACACTTTAGTAAATAAAAAAACTACGAACTTAGTTACTTACAACCAAGAGCTAGTATGTATGGAATTAACCACAGGAACAACCGCTGGAGCAGGTAGTAATGATGTCTATACCGTTAAAAGATTTGACACAGACCCAAAAGCACAAACAATAGATGTACAAACTGGAGAGATTGACTTAGGAGAACCTTCAGTAGATAAAAAGTTTTACGCAGTTTATGTGACACACAAGAATGCAGATGATTTAGTTATTACTGGTGGCTTTGAAGGTGCTGCACCAACAACAAACATCTTTGATTCAAATACATTTTCTGATAGCAGTGCAATGGTAACTACAAAGTTTAAGGTAGCTAGTGGTTCTAGGGTTAAAAAGAAATCAATACAGCTAAAGATATCAGGAGATTCACAAGCTGATTTTGAAATACAAGACATAACAATAGTTTTTAGGTCTAGAGGAGTAAGAGGATGACATTAGTTAAAGGAAGAGCCGTAGCTGGAACAAGCAAACAAATTAAACGTGGACCTGTATCTGTTAATCAAATGAAAAATGGTGAAGAAATATTACAATACCACAAAGGAAGACTAAAAGTAATACGAAAAGAATTTGGTAAAATATTTGAACTAGAGTATAGTAGTCCAGAATTACAAGAATTAAAAACATTTGCAAAGTTTTCTGATATAAAGAAACCAGCAAGAGATGCTATTAAGATATTTTCTGGTGGAGTTAGAGCTGGTACTGGTAAAAAGTTCTATGGTTCTGTACCTGCTGCTGGAGATTCAAATGTAGTAGGGGGAGAATTTGAAGTTGCTCCAGATGGAGAAAGCTTAATTTTAAAATAATATGAATAATAATACACACACTAATAGGGTATTTACTGTCGTAGTTCTTGACTTGACTAACGACAAATTTGTAAATTTAACCCAAACACCTAGGGAATACATTTATGTATAATGCACGAGGAACATATCAAAATCAAACTAAATTTAGTAAATCTGCTGAAAATAATCTTTTACAACTTTTAAAACTAAGAACTGAAGATACTATCATGATAGAAAAGATGGTACAAAACAAACTTAATAAATTAAAAAATACTAAAAGCCAAGGGGTTGGAAGACAACTTATAAAAGGTATAACAAGACTTACTTCTAATAAATTCGATGATTTAATTTTTGATGCTACTGCAGCTTTAATAGACGATAAGAAAAGAAGCAACTTGCTTTCATCTCAGGGTATAAATACATCGAAGCTAAAGTATCTTAAAACAAAAGGAGATGAAATTAGCAGGCGAGTAAAAGACGCTCTAAGAGAATCAACCGAAGATATGAAAGCTGGTAATAGTATTAAGAATATGGGACTAGATATAATAATTGGTGAAGTAATGAAGAGTGATGCATTTAAAGATGCTACTGAAAAATATACAGATAAGTTTGACTCTTT